CAGATGAGGAGGCAGAGCAGGAATATTACAATTTTTGAGGAGGAATGAGGAATGGAGGATGTAAGAGGCAGGATCGCCGGCGCATTGTACGGCGTAGCAGTAGGGGACGCTTTAGGAGCTCCACTGGAATTCATGAACAAGGAGGAAATCTTAAGGAAGCACGGCCGGGTAACAGAGATGATCGGAGGCGGCTGGCTGAACGTGATGCCAGGAGAGGTCACCGACGACACACAGATGACCCTGGCAGTAGCTGAAGGAATCACAGAGGATCCGGACAATCCGATCCAGGCCATCGGAAAAAGGTTCATTGCATGGGCCAAGAGCGGACCGAAGGACATCGGAGGAACCTGTAGCATGAGTATCCGCTGGGCCGCATTCCTGGGCCAAAATGACGCGCCAGACGAGGCGAAATGGTTCGAGGCAAGTAAATATACCTCCAAAGCAAATGGAGGTCGTAGCGGCGGAAATGGAGCGCTTATGCGTACGGTTTACCCAGGTCTTTATTATAAAGACACCATGATGGCCGTAGAGACGGCCGGAGCCATAGCACAAATGACGCACTGGGATAAAAAATCAACAGAGGCTTGTAATTTATACACGGAAATGATACACTTAATTATCGAATCGGTTAATAAGGAACAGGCCCTGCAGATTATAAAAGACGTGCTCCAGGGAAGCGAATACGGCCTGAAGACCAGGAAGCAGCTCAACCCCACTGGGTACGTCGTGGACAGTTTCAACTGCGCGCTTCACAGCATAGCAGCAACCGGGACCTTTGAGGAGGCCATAATCGAAGCAGCCAACCTCGGAGGAGACGCAGACACCATCGCGGCCATCACCGGCGGCCTGGCCGGAGCGATATACGGATACAACGAGATCCCGGAGAGATGGATACAGACACTGGACCCGAAAATCAGGAAGCAGCTCGACAGGCTCGTGGACGCAGCAGTAAAGAACAGGGAGGGCAGATAACATGGCAAGATACGGAAGACCATTGAAAGGCAGAACCAGGCGCGTACCAATTACGGTGCATACGGCCATAGGCATACTTGATATAATCGACCAGTACGTCGAGGAGAGAAACCAGGAAGAGAAGGCTTATTCACGCTCGGATTTTTACAACGAGGCTGCCAGACTATACCTGGAACACCTGGGGAGGTTACCCGAAGAAGAAAAGGACCCAGGAGAAAAGGAACCGTACCAAAATCGTACCGAAATTTTTCAGAAATAGAAATAAGGGTGATAATATGAATAATACAAATAATAAAAACCACTAAAAAACACCTGACATAACACAGGATAACTTTCTATTATCGAATGGGAATAACAGCAAAAAATCCGGAAACCAGCATGAAACCTGGTATTCCGGATTTAATTTTTATGAAATCGTACCAAAAGCGTACCACTTTTAATTTTTTGACCCTTTTTTCTAATTTTTTGAGATTTCTTTTTCTACTTTTTCGAGATCCAAAACGACTGCAGAAGGACTTTCATTTTTGATGGTAGCATGCCGATTTAGATCAGCAGCAACCTGCTCCATCTTGTTTGGATACAGATGTGCATAGGTAGACATGGCCACCTCGACAGTATCGCCCAGGCGCTCGGCCACAGCCACGATGGAATAACCCAGCTCAACCAGCAAGGCAGCATGAGAATGACGGAGATCATGAACGCGGATCCGTTTCACGCCGGCAGCCTTGGCCGCCTCATTGAGAGCACGCCCCAGAGTTCCCTTCTGGAAGTAGAATATACGGTCGTGCTCGTCGATATCATACAGAGCATTGATATACCGCATGACCTCATCATAGAGGAAATCAGGCATTGAGACATCCCGGTAACTGTTGTCGGTTTTAGGAGGCCCGTTCTTATCCTGGCCTTTGCGCCGGTGGTGAGTTTTTTCAATGCGGGCAATCTTTGAGGGAAGGATATCGGCAGGCTGCAGAGCGAGGCACTCGCCTTCACGGAGGCCCAGCCAGTACATGAGCATAAAGGCAACACGGAAGCTCCAGTTTGTGACGTAAGCCATGGCCTGGTTAAATTCAGACAAGGTCCAGAATTTCATCTTCCCGGCCTTCTTTTTACCCATGAAGCCGGCAGGATGGCACGGATTAGACTTCAGGTTATAGAACTTAACCGCATAATTGAAAATGGCCGACAGCCGGCTATTTAACGACCGGATATAGGTTTCAGAATACTTTTTACCGGTCCGAGGATTTATGGCAGACATGACGGTGTTCTGCCAGTTCCGGATCGTCACGGCGTCAATTTCATTCACCGGGAGCTCACCAAAGTAAGGGAGCAGCCACTTGTCGATGATGGAATCCTGCGTGCCCTGCGTACCTTCCCGGACACGATGCTCGGCGTCGGCCCGGTACAATTCCACCAGGGAGGCAAACGACATTTCACAGTTCCGGCTATTCTTCAGGAGAAACTCACGCTCGAATGCCTGGGCATCCGACTTTTTATCGAACCCTTCTTTTTTCTTTTTTCGCCTCTTGCCGGTCCAATCAGTATACCAGAAGGCGGCGTACCATTTTTTAGCTCCGCTTTTAGTTTCGTACTTATAGACAGGCAATCGCATACCCCCTTTTACAAAAGCCCCGGCCAGGAAGCAGGCCAGGGTTTAATTTTTCCCGAAGTTTATTCAGCTGCAGAGCCAGCCAGGACGTTATTAAAAGCAATTTCCCACTCAAGATATTTAGTAACCGCAAACTTGTACACTTCGCCGGCCTTCGTTTCAATCACAAGGACGTTATTGCTGAAGCCATGCTTCCCACGAGAGACACCTTTTATATCTTCCAAAGGGATCTCGAATTCATAATCGCCCTGCGTAAGGTTAACCAGGGCCCCGATGGCAATAATCTTTGAGAGTTTATGTCGGGAATAAATAAACCGACGGTTTGTCAGGATCCCGCGCCCGTTTTGCACGTTAAAAGCGCCTTTTACCCTATTAGCAAGGCCTTCCATGATGATTTTTTCCTGCATTTCACCACCCCCTAAAGATCAGGAAACAATTCCTTCAAATACTCATAGTTTGCAGGAGACAGAGCCCGTGAAGTCAGAACACCCTGGAGCCAGAGCTCCATCCGGTTCTTGCGGCCACGCTCCGTTTTTAGCTGCGAAGCCTCTTCCCACGCGTGATCATAGGCACGCTTAAGGGCAGCATTAAATATCTGATCACGACGAGATCTGATATCCCGCAGCTGCGCTTTAAAATCATTTTGAGCCAGGCCGGCCAAAGCAAGATCAGCGTCCGAGGCCGACGCCAGCTGCTCCAGGAAATATTCCGCAGCAAAGAAACATGTAATAAACTGCTGAAAAACGAGAGAGGAACTCGCAGCATTAGAGAACTTCACAAAGGCTTCATAAACCCTTACAAGCCGGTGTTCCAGGAAGGATTCGTCCACCCAGGCAACAGCACACCGGCAACCATCATGTAGCGGAGGCTCCAGGACAGAATGCCCCGCAATTTCAAAAACCTCATCAATCCTCACGGCCGTGCCTTCCAGTTTAGCACAAAGCGAACAGGTGCAATCGTCGGCCGATGAAGACCACACCTTAAACATACCCATGACCACCCTCCTCTCAATCCCAGAAGATAAAGTACCGCCGTAATTCGCGCTTTAAGCTTTCTCTTTGAAATCAACAACAGGCTCGGAGGACTTGATCTCTTCGAGCGTTTTCAACATGTCAATATATTCTGCGGCCTTCTCCTTTGCTTCAGGGGAAAGACTTTCAATTTTTTTAATAAGTTCTTTGTCGCCAGACGAAATCGCCTCGGCCATCTTCGGCTTTGACTTCGACGTACCACATTTTGAGGATCTGGCTCGACCCATTTCATCGGATAGTCCCAGGATGAAATCGGCGGAGACGTCATAAAGCTCGATAAGAGCCCTAAGCGTTTCAGGGTCGGGTGTGGTTGCGTTATTCTCGTAGCGAGAAAGGGACTTATTGCTCAAGTTAATCGCCTTGTAGACATCAAGCTGAGTGAGACCTGCCCGTTCTCGAGCCATACGAAGACGTTCTCCAAAAGTGAGCATAGAGACACCTCCATTCTAACATTATATAACATTCGCAGGTTTTGAGAAAAATATTCTCAAAAATTTAGAAATAACTATTGACTTCTCGGAAAACGAGACTTAAAATAGGATTAGAATTCTCAATAATTGAGTATACGAAAGGAGGGCACTAAAGTGAAGCCAATGCATCAGAGACTCCGAGAATATCGGGAGAGCAAAGGCGTGACCCAAACACACATAGCCAAGAAAACTGGCAAATCCGTTCAAAGGATAAGCGCGCTGGAAATAGGCGCAATCCGGCTGACGGTCGACGAATTCGAGGAGCTTTGTGTGAATGGCTACGAAGTCAACCCTGCAATTTTTTTTACGGATCAGTTCTCTAAAAATGAGAACATCAAGCCGTAATATCCCCAATATTGAGAATCTTTATGCATCAATTATATTGCAGGGAGGTGACCAAATATATGGCCAAAAAGGCTACGAAAGCCGCAGATAACATTTTTTACAAAGCACGAATGGAAGCAGCAGCGTGCAACGACAGATTAAGCAGCCGCGAAGGAGCAGCTGAACAGCTCGGAATTGACCGTACCAGGCTTGCACGAATAGAACTCGGTAGCCTTAACCCATATCCGGAGGAAGTTCTTTTAATGAGCGACGCATACAACGCCCCGGAGCTGAACAACTATTTTTGTTCGAAAATGTGTCCACTCGGAAAAGAGACGATACCGACAGCAGAACTTCTTCACTTGGACAGGCTCACGATCAGGATCTTGACAGCATTGGGAAATACAGAGTTCATCCAGAGGACTATCCTCGAGATAGTGAAAGACGGGGTTATTTCAGACGATGAGCAACCGCGGGTTGAGCAAATACTCACAGCACTTGAAAATGTCTCAAAGGCAGCATTAGAGATGAAGTTGTGGGTAGAGAAAAACTTAAGGTAAAGGGGGTTTTAGTGGTGGCAACCAGTACACAAGAGAAATCGAAGTTTGTAAAAGTAGATGAAGTAGCGGAAATGCTCGAGATTTCAAAAAGCCATGCATATAAAATCATCCGGCAGCTCAACGAGGAACTGAAGAAACAAGGCAAGATCACAAACGCCGGCAGAGTTTCACGCCGGTACCTGGAGGAAAGGCTCTACTGTTGAGCTTACGGAGGACAAGCCATGAAGCATTTCAGGAGAACAACAACCTTGATAATTGCCACGACAATAGTTTTCACAGGCAAAATAATGCTCGACTTGAACGTCGGAGACCAGGAGGCACAAACCACATCCAGCGCGGTCGAGCTGGTACATACACAACAGCTCGAACCAGAGCCGACCATAGCAGCGATGATGGTAATCACTCCAAGCCCGACACCGGAACCGGAAGAGGATCCGGAACCACAGGTCAGATTTTACGACATCCCGCTTTCACGAGAGCTCCAGGAATACACCTTCAGGCTTTGCGAAGAGAACGGCCTGGATTACGAGATGGTCCTGGCATTGATGGACCAGGAGAGCGACTACCGGGAGAAGGTAATCAGCAAGACCAACGATTACGGCATCATGCAGATCAACGAGATCAACCACGAATGGCTCAAAGAGGAACTGGGAATAGACGACTTTCTGGAAGCAAAGCAGAACATTCGCGCAGGGATAAGGATCCTGGCAGAATTGACGGCAAAATACGAAGATCCGCACCTGGTATTGATGGCTTACAACTGCGGAGAGAGTGGAGCCAAAAGGCTCTGGAAACAAGGTAAAACTACGAGCGAATACAGCCGGTCGATAATGGCCAGAGCTGAAGAATTAAGAAAGGAGGCAGAGCAATGTCAACAGTATGCGGTAAATGCCAACGCCCACTAAAAGACCCGAAGAGCATAGAGCGCGGGTACGGGCCGGACTGCTGGAGAGAGATCAAAGCCAAGAGGGCCGAAGAGGAAGAGGCCAAAGAAAACGAAGAGGAGGCAGAGAAATGAGGTCAGATTTCACCTACCACAGAAACGGCCAGCCACAGGGAAGGGAATACACCTACTACACACCGGTAGAGGTCGCGGTAGGAGACATAGTAGAGATTGAAGCCAGGGAAGGCATAGCCAAGGGAATAGTAACCCAGGTAAACGTACCGGAGGAAGAAATAGCGCCTTTCAAGGACAGAGCAAAGTCCATCATCGGAAAGGCCCAGGTCGAGGAGGTCGCAGCGCAATGAACAACAGGATAAAGAAAAAGCCCCTTCGGTTAGGAAGGAGCATAAGAGCAGGAATCAAGATAGGAGTTCTCATTTTGACGGCCATGAGCACCGTCGAAATCGCCAAGATGGCCTGGGAGACATACCAGAGCAGGACCGGAGCTCCAGGCGGTGAGATTTTGGTATTGCCGATGATGATCCTGCTTTTTTATACAGGATGGACAGCAAGAGGAGAATGGATAGATTTCAAAAGAGCCTTTAGAGAAGCGGAAAGGAGAGAATACCATGCAAGCGACAATCCAGCTTATAAGGGATGAAGCAGCCTTATTCCTTGGGAGAAGACCAACAGATGAAGAAATGAAGTGGGCGCTTCCCAGGGCCAAGAAGAAACTCACCTGGATCATCGAGAGAGAAGGAGACGCTGACGGCATAAGACGGCAACCCTGGTACCTTGGAAAGCTGGTAGAAGAGGTAATCGTGGAAGAGGAATTCTCACAGTATACCCTTGCAAGATGCATGGAGATTGAAGCGCAGAGACAGGCTGCAGCTTCCGGGGAAAAAGAAAAAGGCCATCCTTTAACGGACGACCCAACCACGCTCCCATTATATCCCAGGGAGATGCAGTTTGTCAATCCGAGCCAAACCAATAAAACGAGGAGGATGACAAATGAAGTTATTAACCTTGAAGCTTGAAAACTTTCAGGGACTGAAAGCAGAGAAATTCAATTTTAACGGCCACAGCGCCAGCATTTACGGAGACAACGCGACAGGCAAAACGACAGTATTCAACGCAATGACCTGGCTGCTTTTTGGAAAAGCCAGCACAGGAGCAAAGAATTTCACACCAAAGACCAAAGGCCCGGACGGAGACCTTCACTACCTGGACCACGCTGCAGAGGCAACATTCAAGCTGCAGGACGGCCGGGTGATAACCCTTCGCAAGGTTTTCCACGAGGTCTACAAGAAAAAACGCGGATCGGCCGCAGAAGAGTTTGACGGCCATACCATAGACTTTTACATCGACGGTGTGCCCACCAAGGAGAAGGAATACGAAGCAACCATGCTTTCACTTTGCGGCGGCAGCGCAGAGAAAATGAAGATGCTGACCATGCCAAACTACTTCCCGGAAGAGATGAGCTGGGACGCCAGGAGGAAGATCCTGCTGGAGATTTGCGGGGACGTTTCAGACGAGGATGTAATCAACAGCACGCCGGAGCTGAAGGACCTGCCAAATTACCTTTTGATGCCGGGAACCACCAACCAATACTACACAGTGGACGAGTACAAGAAGATAGCCAGCGCCAAGAAGAC